ATTTCAAAAGCACAGTCTATAGTGAGTGTTTTCCTATTTGGCGTGCTTTACCTTTTGGCAAACGGGAAGAAGATTTCTTTACGAATGTTGGCTATTCTGATCTCTATATCGAGTGGATGCACAGAACTCACAGTCAAGACATACGTATCCTGCTGGTCAGTGAGACCATTACCAATGCGATCAAGTTGGGCAGCAGAATCTCGAATCACTACGAAAATAATTCATTCTTCAATCATCTTTTTCCTGAAATAATGCCCACATCAAAGGAGACGTGGACAAATGAATCCTTACATCAAAGAAGAACTTCCACTGGTCGCGGTCAAGGAGAAGGTACATTTGATCTTATCGGTGTGGGAGCCGCGCTTCAATCACGGCATTACAACGTCGTTGTACAGGATGATTTGGTTGGCCGCGAGGCGCGTAAATCTACAGTCGTCATGGCTGATACAATTGATTATCACCAGATTCTTGTGGGTGCGACTGACTCAGACCCAGATAACCCAGGAAGAGATTTCGACGAGATAGTTGTTGGAAACAGGTGGTCCCACGATGATCTTAACTCACACATTCGACAAGAAGAACCTTATTTTAGCTGGACTACTCACTCTGCTTTGGGTGGGTGTTGTAGTCTCCATCCCTTTGGGAACCCTATATTTCCAGAGGCATTCACGAAAGAGAAGCTACTCAGGTGGAAGAAGCGTCTAGGTTCGTACCATTTTTCTTGTCAGTTTCTTAACTATCCTATTGATCCGTCTAAAGCTAAGTTTAACATGGCGGATTTTCGGTACTTTAATTTTGAGAAAGTTACTGGCGCGCTGGCGATTCCGAAAGAGTCTCCGACACTCAGCAGGTATTTTGAGACCTCGCATCCTCAGCAGTATCGCATTGTCATCCGTCATCACGTAACAGCCGGCGATGTAGAAAAAGATGTCTTCCCACGGAATCTTGATCGGTACATGACAGTTGATCCGAATCATGGTGGCTCGCACTTAGGTCAAGCAGCTGGCAAAGACGGTCGGTGCCGTCATGCTATCGCGGTGACTGGTGTAGAGCGTGACCCGCGTAGAGTATATCTGCTCGACCAATGGGCAAAGGCTTGTCCTATTGATGATTTTGTCAAGCAGATTTTCTTTCTTGCTGTGAAGTGGAAGCTCCGCGTTGTCTATGTTGAAGCTGTGGCAGCACAGAAGTACTTACTTTATCATCTGAATTACTTTGTCGAAGAGCACAAGCACTCACATCCAGAGCTTAGCGGTATTCAGTTTCTTCCACTTAAGACTCCTCAAAATGCCAACGCTAAAGCTGAACGAATTGAGAATTTCATTCCTCTCGTGGAACGCCATGAACTTTGGCTAGACTCAAACAACTGTGCAGAGTTCAAGGAAGAAGTAGAACAGTATGGTCAGCGTAAAGGACTAATTGACTTGCTCGACGTTCTATCCTATGGTCCACAGATTTGGAAGTTCGACAAAGTTTCTCAAGAGCATGTTGATGAATTCATGCTCAAACAACGTGCACAGTTTATAAGACGTATGACAGCAGCAACAGCGTAAGGGGATAGTCTATGGACTGGGCAGCTTGGGGACCGACAATCGTGAGTATCATCACTTGTATCTTTTTTGCCGGTGTTTTGTACTCTAATCAGAATAATCATGCTGCTCACTTGGTAGAACACGATAAGCAACTTGAAGATCATACTAAAGATATCACTTCACACTCTGTTGCAATAGCAATGTTAAAAGCTTTTCAAGAAGGTTACGCCGCTGCAAAGGCAACTAGGAGCATGTAATATGAACATTCCAGTAACTTTACAGCTAGTTCTTTTGTTCTATGTTGTGAACTCTGTCGCCTCGGCTTTGGTACAAGCTCTACCTGTACCAAATGGCAGTGTAGGTTACACATTCGTTTACAAGTTCCTGAGTCTGCTGACGGCGGATTTCAAGAGTTTCAGCTCCATAATGCCCGTGCCAGTGCTCACGACACAGAATTCTACTGGTCAGATTGACACAGTGTCAAAGCCAGTTAATCCTCCAAACACGGCGAACACAGGGATTCTCTAATGCCATATCAGCCACCTACTGAAGTAACGCCGAAGCTCATTGGAGAAGATAACTTCAACGAGATCTGTGATTTTATTAAGGACAAGATTGCACATCTTGATCGGCGCCTACAGACTTTCAGAACCGAGAAATTGCCAGAATATGTGCGGTTGTATAAGGCTCGTCCGAAGAATAAAGAAGCAGACTGGCCTTGGCCTGGCGCAGCGAACTTAGTAATTCCTATTATTGGTACTGCCTCAGATGAGCTTCTTGCTCGCATCATGGGTGGAATCTATATGTATGATCCACTCTGGGCGGCGACAATGAGTGGAGGATTGCCGAAGAAAGATGGGGAAGAGCTGAAGCAGGTTGTTCAGAATTTCCTGATGGATATGGCTTATGCGCCAGATGAGCTTGATTTGTACAGGGTAGAACAGAGCGCCTTTCACAGTGCAATTAAGTACGGTACAGGAGTTATCTACACGCCTTATGAGTACGAGACGCAGGTAGTGCGTGAGTATAAATCTGGCGGAACCTCGGCAGAAGATGGTCCTGTAGTTTCAGAAGACCGTATCATTACCAAGCGTGATGGTCCTCATCCTGAGTTGTTACCGCTTAACAGATTTATCTTTGATCCTTCAGTGCCAAAGCTTGAGAATATGAAGCTCTTTGGGCATATTGATCCACTCGATATGTGGGCGGTGCAGGATCTTAAAGCAAAGAGTCCTTATTACAAACAGTCAGACATTGAGAAGTTGCTTAGTAGTCCTGACGCTGTTCAAGAAACAGAGATGGAACGGGAGATCAATGAGCAGTTTTCGATTGATTCCTCTGGTGTAGACACTGGTGCAGCACGGTGGTATGTTTACACAGTGTTCTTTACATACTATCTCAGCGGTAAGGAGTATTCTTTCCAGGCAAAGTATCACAAACGTACAGAGAAGATTCTGTGGATAGCTTTTAATAATTATCCTAAGAACATGCTCCCATATCAGGACATGAAATTAGCCTACGATGATGAGTCTTATCTTGGTACAGGTTTTGCTGAGATGATTCACATGATTCAGAAGGAATTGTCGAACAATAATAACTGGCGCACAAACAATCGTAATATGGCGATGCTGGGTGTGTGGCGCGCTGATCCTGAGTCTAAGCTTGGTTCTATGCTAGATGTGTTTCCTGGCGTTGTGTTGCCGGGTCACAAAGATGAGATCGAGCATATTAAAGCCGGCGCTGATCTGGGTTATAGTGATGGTCCAGACCAATTCCACATGGCGATAGCTAAGGAGCGTACTGGTGTTGATCCGGCCTCTGGTGGCACAGGTGGTGGGATTGTAAATTCAAAACGCGGCATCTACAGTGCCTCTGGTACTTCTATGGTCATGGCGCAGCAGAATAACAGGAATAATCTGCGTACTGGAGACATGCGCTCAGCACATGTGAAATTGGGTTGTAAGTTTCTTACAATGTATTCAAACTTTGGTATTGGAGAAAAGCTCAAGAAATATGGTAGCGACGCTGAGAAACTAAAGAAGGCGCTCGATCTCTACCGTGATGGCACACTAGGTCTGCGTCTTCGTCCAGCTTCGGCATCTGCTAACAAAGAACTCGAAAAACAAAACGACATTCTTATTTCAGATAGGTTTGATCGCTACTATCAGAGTCAAGCACAGATTATTCAAGCGATCAATTCTCCGGGCATTTCACCAGATTTGAAACAGTATTACTTGGAAATGCTTCTTGCGACAAGAGTATCAGCTATGACCTTGGCGCGTAATTTTAACCGTGATAATCCAGATGCGTTGCTACCTGACGTGTCAAAGATTATCGAAGCCGCGGTGCAGCAGATGCAGCCGCAAGCAGGAGCAGGAAATGGAAATCAACAAAATCGAGGATCTAATTCCATACCGAGTGGCCCTTCAGGAGCTATGGCTCAAGGAGGAGTTCCAGCCGGTGATGGGGTTGTTGAACAGTCTTAAAGAGGAGGCGCTTTCTTGGGCGAGGTATGATACGACTAAGGAAAGCGCCGATACTGTGAAAGCGATCTCAGCCAGAGTTAGTACACAGCTAAGAGTGACTGAGATACTTCTTGACTTGCCACAAAGATTGAGAACTCTCGAAGAGCAGCTGAACCATCAAGAAGATCAAACATTGAAGATGAAACGTTCACAAGAAGGAGGCGAAGTCTAATGGCACTGTTTTCATGGCAGAAAAAGGTTAAGGAAGATGGAGCTGAGGAGTTCGCTCTTCCTGATGAGTTGACTACTAAGATCGAAGCTGGTGCTAACGCGGCGGCTGATCTTACTCCCAAGGTGACACAGATTCTGGAATCACTTGCGGGAATTAACAAGTTTGTGGAAAAGCAGACAGAGAAAGACACGATGGCTGCTCGTGCAGCAGCGGCGAAGACTTCTACTGAGTCTCAGTCCGAGCTTGAAGAACGTATCGAGGCGCTCATGCTCGAAGGTAAGACTAGAGAAGCTGTTGCTCTTGCTAGTCAGCCGGTCACAAACGAAGTGTTGCTGCTTCGTGCGGATCGGATTAAGCGTGAAGTTTTTGAGGATGCTGAGAAGTATCCTTATTACTCTGGTGACATCAAGAAAGAAGTCGATGTGCTTCTTGAGAATCAGCCAGCGGTGTTTAGAAACAACGCGCAGAATGTCGAGAACTGCTATCACACGATTTTGGGTAAGCATACACCAGAACTTGTGGAAGGTAAACTCAAGAGTCGTTTCGCCAGTTCAGAAGGCGGTCGTGGTACAAGTTCAGGTTCTGCTGGTAGCACTGCTGTAGCAGATGATAACAAGAATCGTCTCGCTATGCTGGAAGTTGATGAAAACGTCAAACGTGCTGCGAAGCATCTTGGGTTTACGCCGAAGGCTTACGCTGAAATCTTAGATAAGGAAGGAATTGGTTATGCCTGAGATCAATCACAAAGACGTAGCGGCAGCATTGAATGGTTCTCCTGTTTCTGCGGCGGCGCTTGAAGAAGCTATCAAGTGCGTCCTAGCCAAAGGAAAACAAGAGCGCATCAAAGCAGCGCAGCCAAAAGAGCCGAATTGGGCTACTATGACTGAGCAGGATGCGTACAAGGCTTCAACTTATATCCCTACAGTTGAGCACGAAGTGCCTGATTATATGAATATCAAGTTGAAAGATCCTGAGTATGAGGTTGTATGGGCCTCGAAGGATCAGAGAAGGATTGGACAGCTCATGGCGGAAGGGTACGAGTTTCTGATAGCAGAGCACGTGCATCCTAACTTCAAACTTCCTCTGGTGTTCGATTCGGACAAGCACTATTGCTATGTGGATGTTGTTGCTTTGCGTGTTCACAAGCGTATTCTCTACGGCAAACGTCGTGCAGGATTAGAGCTTTCACAACGTCAACTTGGAAATAATCGTAGACCGCCGGCGGCGAGGGTTTCAGGTACTTTCGATCTTCAGGAAGTTCCTATGAATCCAGAAGTAGGTTCATTCTACGATCCAGCAGCTTAACTTTAACCCCGCGGTGTAGCAGGCATCGTCCTAACAGCAAATGAGGAGAGCGTATGGCAGCGGCAAATCTTACTACACATCTGCCGATTCTACAAGTGCTGGAGAAGGCGGGTACTACGCCGTTTACCAGCTCTCAACCCGAAGCAGCGGGACAAACTTTCTTGTCAGGAACTCCTGTGCAGTTGAATGGCTCAGGATTCGTACAAGCTTGGGATGGTACTACAGTAGCGGCTGGGATTCTTGGAGTAGCAGAATCCTTTGGCGCTAACCTTGGCAGTGCAGGTCTTGGTGCTCCTGTAGCGCCGTTTGGTGGTGTGACAGGAAACATCGCAATTCAGACCTGGGGTAGTGTGGTCAATCAGCCTCAGGGTGTGAATATCGCACTTGGTACGCCGGTTACTGATGGACGCACTTTGTACATGGAGCCGAATCAGGATAACATCTTCCAGGCTCTGTATGACAATTCCACTGGTACTGTGACCGCCAACTGGACCACCACACAGGCAACTATTGGCGCTGTTCTTGGTATGACCAAGGATGCCAATGGCTACTGGTATGTTGACGGTGGCAAGACTGGCGGTTCTGCTGTCGTACAGGTCGTTGGTCTTCCAATGGGACCGGGACTTAACTCTCTTGTCAACTTTGTCTTTCTAACCGCAGCGATTCAAGTAGCTTAATCGAAGGAGATCATTTATGCCTCAAGTAAGAGCAAAATTCGCACAACTGATGCAGCCGGGGCTTAAGAAGATTTACTTCGATTGCCTTGACAATCAGTTGAAATCGTCAGACTATCCCAAGGTGTTTCATGAGGTAGATTCTGACTCTGAGTATGAACAAGAGCTTGAGATGGCAGGTATCTCTGTGCTGCTTGAAAAGCCTGAAAATGCCTCGACTTCTTATACAGAAATGAAGCAGGGAGCTTCTAAGAGAGTCGAGCCTTTGACATACTCCCTTGGTATTAGGACTTCCAAGGAACTGTATGACGATGACAAGTATGGCCTTGTCGGGAAGAAAGGTCCGACGTTGCTGGCACGGTCTGCGGCGTTTACCAAAGAGATGATTGCGTGGAATGTGTTTAACCAAGGATTCACGTCCTCGGTTACTACATTCGATGGTAATCCTCTCTTTTACAATGCTCATGCTTTGCTCGGTGGCGCGCAGGCTACAGCGATTGGTCCAGGCTTGGCTGGCGTTATTTCTGCGCCGGGAACTTATCCTAATCGGCCTGCTGTAGATGTGGATTTCTCAGTAGCAGGTCTTCAGCTTGCTACTAACCACGCTGCCCGCATGGTAGATAACATGGGATTTCCGATTCGGCTCAGGTGGCAGCATCTCGTCACTCCTCCTGAACTTCGGTTCTTGGTTCGTGAGATTCTTGGTTCTCCGGGCAAGCCTTACACAGGGGATAATACGATCAATTCTCTGTTGCCCGAAGATTACAAGAATCTCGAAGTTCCTTGGCTCAACTCGCCGTCTGCTTGGTTCTTGATTGCAGAAAAAGCAGACCACGCCCTGCAAGTGATCAATCGTGAAGCTCCTACAACGGATTTTGACGATGACTTCGACACTGATGCTATCAAGCAGAAGACTCGTATGC